TGGAATGGACCTCTTGCAGATCCAGATGCGCCATATCGTCTCACTCCTTTGTCGGAAAAGTCAGATAAGGCGGCCCTGCCGTGGCAAAGCCGCCTGGGATCACCGGGCTCAGATGGCTACCTTGCGGTAGAGGGTCTGGCCCTTGGTCACCGCGTGGGCGTAGATCTTGCGGCCCTGCACGGCGGTCGCGCCGATGTAGGTGCCGGACTGATCCAGGGCCTGCACATGCACGGGCACCTGCCACTCCTCGATGCGGGTGCACCAGTCGGGATGACCCACGATGAAGCAGGTCGCCGCGCTCAGGGTGTTGTCCTCGTAGACGGTGAAGCCTGCGATGCGACCCACCGCGCCGGTGGCGATCACCTGGTCGCCCAGCTGGGTGGCGTGGACGAAGTGGTCCTTGTCCTTCAGCAGCAGCGCGTAGGTCTCGGGAGTGACCAGGGCGAAGCGGCGGTCGGTAGGCACGTTCATCTTGCTCAGGCGGGTGCGCGCGTCCACGAAGGCCTCGTAGATGGTGTTGGCCGCCAGAGCAGCGGCGCCCAGGATGGTCACGTCGGCGTTGTCGCCGTGGGAGGCGATGGGCTCCACCACCTTGATGCCGCTGATGGCGTTGGTGGCAGCCGCGGAGCTGTCTTCCTTGATGGTGTAGACGGTGGTGCCGATCTGGATCTTCTCACCGGCCACCAGCTTGCCCTCCAGGGCCACGCCGTCAATGGCCAGCGTGGTGCTGGTGCCGGCGGTGGTCTGGCCGTTCAGCTTCGGGGTGTCGTACTTGGTAATGCCGGTGGAGGGAACCGCGGCACCCTCCAGCACGTCGGTGGCGTCCATCTCCATCTGCAGGGCCAGGCTGTAGCCGGCGCTGTCCAGGCGGTCGGCCACCAGGTTGTCCGGCACTGCCGCGGCGTCGAAACCGTCGATCAGCTCGTTCACGGCCTTGTCCTTGTCGATGGTGACGGTCAGATAGTCGGTGTCGCCGTGGGTCAGGCTCACACCGCTGGTGTTGGAGTAGTTGGCCACGGTCACTTCGGTGTCGCGCACGGGCACCTTGACGGAGCCGGCCTTGGGATTGCCCTCAAAGCGGGTGTTAAAGATGACGCCGTTGCGCTTCACCAGAGTGGCGCGCAGCTTGATGTCAACGAGCGCGCTGTAGCGCTCCTGCTTGGTATGTCCAGGCATGTGTGTGTCCTCCTCTTTGTTTGTTTATCAGTCGATTTTCAGGCTCGGATTCAGCGCCTTGAAGGCCGCCTCCACGCCGTCTGCCCCGCCGTCGTCCCCGCCCTGCATCCGGCGGCCCCAGGCCTTGCCGGGCTCCGGTTCCGCCGCGCGGAGGTACTGGGGGTTGTCCTTGAGGTAGGCTTCCAGCTTCTCCTCGAAACTCTCGCCCTCCGCCATGGCCTCCGTCACCTCGCTGGTGACGAACCGGGCGAACTTCGGATCCACGTCCGCCTTGATCACGGCTTCCCGGCGCATATAGCCGTCCAGCTGCTTCTGCAGGCCGTCCACGCGGGGGTCGGCGAATTTCTGCTTCGCCGTCTCGATGGCCTTGGCCACCCTGCGGTCGAACTCCGCCTGGTAGCCGGGTTCCCTCAGCATGTCGTCGAAGGTGGGGGAGGGCTTGGGCTGCGCCGCGGGGCTTGCCGCGCCCGGTGTCGGGTCGTTGTGCTGCTCCTGCCGCTGTCCGGCTCCGTTCGCGTCCGCGCCCGTGCCGTCCTCTGCGAAGAGCTGAAGGTTCATGCGCTTTTCCATGGTTTATATCTCCTCTCCGCCGCGTCCTCGTCCGCGGCGTGTGATTACGGGGTGCTGCTGCCCGCCAGGGCAAAGAAGTCCGTCGCCTCGGCGCTTATGCTGCTCTCCTGGCGGATGCGCTGCAGCTCCTCGGCGGCGTCGGTGTCGCTCATGCCCACCACCTCGGTCAGGTAGCGGTATTTGCTCATCAGGCCCTTGTCCACGTCCTCCCGCGCGTCGGCGCGCTGGGTGTTCTTGTCCTGGATGATGCTGTCGTCGAAGGTGATGGTGATCTCCGGATCACCGTACCCGCACAGCCGCAGCACCACCCTGGCCAGTCCGATCAGCACGGCGCGGAGGACGATCTCGTGCTTCTGCATGCTCTGGTAGAGGTCGCTCTGCTCGCTGATCACCTCGGTGGCTGTGCGCACGCCTGCGGCCCGGTCGAACTCATAGCGCCCCGTGCCCAGCCCGCACTTGAAGGAGAGCATGTTCAGGTTGGCCCGGATGCCCACAATGTGCTCCTCCGCCCGGATCTCCGGGGAGAGGTCGTGGAAGTCCTTGGCCTGGTCCCCTGCGGGCTGGTAGGCGGTGTACACCATGTCGTGGGGGTCGAACACCGGCTGCGGCCCGCCGCCCCGGCTCCGCTCCACCTGGATCATGCTCACCGGCACCAGCAGCCGCTTCCGGCCCAGCAGAAACTCGTTCCGGAAGCTGTCGTACGCCGCGTCCACGCTCTTCAGCGCATCGATGGCGTTGGCGTATACGCTCAGCCCCATGGGGCAGGTGGTATCGATGTTGTTGGCAAGGTTTGGGGTCAGAATCTGGAAGGGCGGGATCTCCAGCCCCGTCTCCACCCGGGGCGCCACGCCCTCCGGCGCCGGCAGCTCCTTGCCGCTCTCCCAGTCCAGCCAGTGGTTTTCAATCACATAGCGGCCGCTTTCCTGCCGGTACAGGCGCAGGTAGACCGCCTTCTTCCCGTCCCGGGTGTCCTGGGAGGAAAAGGCGCACTCCGTGATCGTGGATCCGTGCCAGGCCAGGGGCCAGACCTCGCTCCCCTTGTGGGCGTCGATCCGCACCCGGCCCTCCCCGTCCAGATACTCGGAAAAGCCCGCCGTACCCAGGGCAAAGGCCTGCTCCACGGCGCGGTTGCCGATGACGGCGAAGTCGTTGGCCTCCAGGCAGGCGTCCAAGGCGTTCTGCCCCTGGCTCGCGGCGATCTGGACCCGCTCGTTCAGCAGCAGGTTGGCCCAGTCCTCCGCCACGGTCTTGGCCATGGCGAGGGTGGCCCGCTCCATCCTGTGGTTGGTTATGCCGTTGAAGATCGTGTAGCTGTGGAAGTCCTCCACCTTGCCCCGGTACCAGCTGAGCCAGGTGTCGATGTGGGCCCGGTAGTCGCTGTCCACCGTGTGCAGGCCCAGCCCCTGCAGGTACTCGATAATGCTGATCATCGGATGTAGTCCTCCATATAGCGCTCGAAGGCGTATTCCAGGGCGTCCAGGCTGTCGATGTTGGTCGTGCCGTCGTCCAGGCGCACGTCCTCGGTCGTGTGCTTTTCGTCCCACCGGGCGGAGCGCAGGGCCTCGATCAGGTGCGCGCACCGGGGGGAGATGAACAGCCGCCCCGCGCCCAGCATCCGCACCGTAAAGCGGATCCGGTCCACGATGGGCTTTTTCAGGCTGTTCTCTATGTCGTACAGGAGCCGGCTCCGGTAGAGCGCCTGCCGCTCGCCCTGGATCAGCACCTGCTCCGCGCTGTCGGCGTAGATGCCCCCCAGGCGGTATTTGTCGGAAATCCGCTGCACGAACTCGCAGAAATCCCGCTCCAGCTCCTGGGGCGTCAGCACGCCCTTGCGGTAGTATTCGTCCAGCGCCCACAGGCGGGTGAACCGCGCGTCCGTCCCCAGCGCCACCATGGCGTGGGCGGAGCCGTTGCCGCCGAAGTCCTGGCCGATCCAGACCGTGTGGATATCCCCGTCCTCCGGCTCCGCCTGGAACCGCTCCGGGTCGTCGGCGAAAAGGCGGTAGATCGCGCCCTCCGCCGCCACCCAGTGCCCCAGGATGAAACGGTCGTAATACACCGATCCGGCGTACTCCCGCTTCAGGTTCTCCACGAAATCCGGCGGAAGAAAGGGGTTGTCGTCTATGGTGGACGTCTGGTTGAACACGTCCGCGTCGCTGTCGATGAACTTCTTCAGCCAGTGCTCGGGGTTGTCCGGGTTGCAGGTGCCGTCGAAGCCGCTGTGAGGGCAGCGCAGGCGGCTCTTGAGCATCTCAAAGACCTCCTGGGCCCAGGTGGTCATCTCGTCGCCGTAGGCGTATTCGATGGTCATGCCCTGGATCCGGGCCACGTGCTTCTTACTGTCCGCGCCCATGACGTACACCTTGCGCCCGAAGAGCCGCGCGGAATTGTCCGCCGCCCGCAGAGGCCCCACCAGCGTCTGCCCCCAGATGTCGCGCATGGGCTCCAGAATGTTCCGGTTCGCCGTCCCCTGGGTGTTGCCCAGGATGATGGCCGCGCCCTCGCCCTTCAGGGCCATGATCCGCTTGGGGATCACCACCGCGTAGTCCAGCCAGCTCTTGCCGCTGCCGGTGGCCCCGGTCTTCAAATTCCAGCGGTGGTCGCAGCCCGCCAGATACTCCAGCTGCTTACCCGATAGCACTCTCGATCCCTCCGAGGATCCGGGCGGCGCCCTCCAGGGCCCGGCTCAGGTCCTCGCCGGCCTCCACCTCGCGGCGCTCCCGCCAGGCGTCCGGCCGCCGGTTGGCCAACCAGAATTTTTGGGCGTTCACATTGGGCGGGATGTAGACCTCGTCCACGCCGGTGGCTAGCACCTCCGCCTCGCAGCGCCGGCCCCGGTCGTCAAAATAGGTGCGCTTGACCTTGAACGTCTTCCGCACCTCCACCCTGTAGCCCACACACAGGCCGTGAAGGGCGTTTTCCACCTCGACATCCACCGGGTCTTTTCCCCGCGCCAAAGCCTCCGAAATCTCCGGATAGCGTTTTTTCCACTCGTAGAGGGTCGACGCGGAAATGCCCATCTTTTTCGCAAGGGGAATGTCCGTCAGCCCGTCCCGGGCCCATGCCCGCAAGAGCATCAGGCCGTCGGGCGTCAGCCATTTTTGATACTTGCCCGCCGGCACAGCGGTCCCTCCTCTCGGTCATCCAACGGTCATCGCGGCCCCACCACCCACCGCGGAGGTGGGCGCGGTGAAGAAGAAAAGCCCGCGCCTTTTTTCCCTCAGGCATATGCCCGCCGCTGCCGTAAAGCCGAGAGACAGGCCGCTGTTGGCGGTCCGTCTCTGTCGATGATACCAGTTTATCACGAAAAACCGGGTCAAACCGGGCGAATATCCTCCGGCACGCGGATCTGCTGAAGGGCCCAGCCGTGCAGCCGCCGGACCCA